TTTAGTCTGCCATTGCATATTGCTTGGATGATCTGCACCGCCACAAGCAAGCGCTTGAACGTGATCTATTATGTAGCCAGGACATGAGCCTTTGCTACGGCCGGTCACAGGGCAAGGCTGTGATTGTTTGAATTGGTTTTTTGCTTTAGTGCTGCGTTTATATTCAGCATCAGCAGGTAGTGATGCTAATGTTAATAATAAAATTAGAAGGTATTTCAATTTGATTGCTTAGTATCAATTAGCGACTTCCCCTTAGGTGAGTCTGCAGGGATAATTTCTTTACTGTTGCATAGCTCACATACTGCCACCTTGTTTGTTGCTCTATATATTGTAAAGGCAAGTGGGGCGATTAGAAGGGCCCATGTGCTAGAGGCTGCGATGATTGCTGTCACAATCCAAAAAGATAATTCTGTGATAAACGTGCCTTTTGAAATATCTTTGGGCGAGCCTTGATGTCCGCAGTTTAAGCAGATATGTGCTGGATCATGCATGCCCATTATTTTTCCTTAATTGTTTTATGTAAATCTTCAATAGCTTTTCTAAGTGCTTTTTGCTCTCTAATTGATTCTTCAATTAGTGGTTTTGTGCCAAAAACTGCAAATGGTAAACAAAACCACAATATTGCTAATATGATTAAAAACCCAATCCCAATTATGGTAACTGCACCACCTAAAGAATTCATTGTTTCCCAATCTTCTATTTTAGATTAAATCACTTCGCTTTGTTTATGTACAATCCTGCCGATAATCAAACATAAGTCACCAGTACATTGCTTACGCGGATATTTACGCTGATCTGGGTTGTCTGATGAAAGCCACCATATGCCAGCATCACGAAATAGACGTTTTACAGTTAACTCACCCTCGTAGTTGATAGCAAATGCTATGCCATCAACAGGGGTGGTGTCCTCTGTGTTAATTACGACGGTATCACCATCATTCATTCCTGGTGACATGCTATCGCCCCTAACCCCTGTCGCCAGAAGTTTAGATGGATTGTAACCACGAGATTCAAACCATTGGCGCTGCATGACAATTGGGGATTTATCGTCTATATCGTGGTCGATACTAAAGCCGACAATCCCTGCTGATAGCCTTAGATTGACTCTTCTAATCGAAGGATAGTCTGGGTTCTCGACCAGGTTGATTGGTTCAGGTTTGTATTCGGCAACATCTTGCTTTGCTGATCTGCTAAATAAGGGGATGGTATTAGATGAACTATCTATCATATCCCCATCTCCTGTTGCCAACCAATGAGGGTTTACATCACAAGCGCGAGCGATTTGCGCGGTAAATTCTGAGCCACTAGCATTACTTATCTCTAGTTTTGAGATGTTTGCTTGGCTTATTTTTACCTTCTCAGCTAATGCAGCTTGTGAAAGCTTTGCATTTTGTCGTGCTTTTTTTAGACGTTCACCATAGTTCATCATCAAGTTTATACAATCAATCTTCTTTGTTGTAAAACAACTAAAGTTATTGACAGGAATATAACTGTGGTTGTATTCTTCACTCATGTCAAAATATTTCCTTGAAAAAATTGTTCATCTAGCTGGTGGTCAGGTTGCTCTTGCTGAGAAATTTGCAACTGATGAAGACCCAATAAAACAAGCTCATGTTTGGCGATGGCTTAATACAACAGCTGAAGGAATCCCAGCAAGATATGTTATTCGTGCATGTTCTGCTGTTAACTGGGAAGTTACACCGCACCAATTACGCCCAGACCTTTACCCACACCCTGATGATGGATTGCCTGATCATCTAAGGAGTGCTGCATGATTTTAAAGATGAAAATAATTCATCAAATGCCAGTCTCGCGTCTTGCTGAAACTCTTGGTCAAAGTTTGCTCTCTCCATGTGCGCATTTAGTGCGTCATATGCAGTGGTCATTAGCATCTGTTTTATTGAATGTGTGCCCGGCATGAGTGGCACCATCACCCTACAAGCTATCACTGTTGCTTCTAGCCTTGCATGCATGGCTCTGTGTGCTTTTTCTAGTAATGCAATTCTTTCGGTGTTTGTCATGACTGGCCTCGTTTACTTAGTTATGTACTCACTGCTTGATTGCATTATGTCCATGATTATTATCAATAAACACGTTACTTTTTAAGGAAATACACGTTGACTATTTCACATTTAGCGTATCGCATCGCTCATGAATTTAAAGGTGGCGTTGTAGGACTGGCGGCACTGATGGGCCGTGGTGACAAGGTTTTAGCAAGTAAGTTAAACCCTAACACTCAAACGCACCATTTAACTATTGATGAGCTGGAAATGATGGGTGACTTTACTGATACCAATTATCAGCTGGCTCAATACTTCGCAGATAAGTGCAATGCCGTGGTCTTTAAGCTCCCTAATGTAATAGACCAGGGAGATATGAACCTGTTGGATTCATACATGCAGATCATGAAGGAGATGGGGGAGTTAGCGTCTGAATTTCAAAGCTCTTATGCAGATGGGTCGATTGATAGAAAAGAGTTTGCGCGTATATGCGCAGAGGTAACAGGCGTGCAAGCCAAGCTCTTAGCATTCCAAAGTACGATTGAAAGCAAGGTTGTATGACAGACGTTTATGACAAGGCAACAGATATTGAGATGCGTGAGCGCGAATTATCTTTAGCAATAGTAAGGGCACAAGCCAGCAAACCAGCATTAAAGCCTATAGGCCATTGCTATAACTGTGATGAAGTTTTAATTGGTAGTGCTGTGTTTTGTGATGAGCATTGCCGTGATGACTGGCAGCTTAGATTAACTCGTAAGAAGAAGTAGCCCCGCGCCCCGTGCGTAGATTAAAGGAAGTTTTAAGATGATTTCATATTTCAGTAAGCCAGTGTTTAAGTTTTCAAAAGGTACTCCCTGGGATGTTTCATTACGGGGCGAATCGAGCGCGAAACACCGCTAGGTTTTGAATATTTAGATTACTGAAATTTGGCAGGGATTAAGCATGGTTAGTTTAACAATAAAAGCGGACTTCAAAGATTTGCAGAAGCGTCTTAAATCTATTCCGGAAAATATACAAAAAAAGGTAATCCCTGCTGCACTCAACAAAGTGGTTGCCAAAGCAAATACTGAAATGGTGCGAGGCATTACTTCAGAATTTAACATTAAGGCTTCAGAGGTTCGAGAAAATTTACGCGTTACCAAAGCTAGGAGTGTTGGAGGTAACTGGGTTGCATCTTTGGACCCTAACGTAAAAGCTAGGCGTGGTCGTGGTTTTAACTTGATCAGATTTGCTGAAAAGAAAGTTTCTTTAGCTGAAGGCCGTAGGAGAAAAAAAGCTGGCACTCAGAACGATCTTAGATTCCAGATTAAAAAAGGCGCGTCAGGAAAAGTAATTAAAGGTGCTTTTCTTGGTAACAACGGACGCACCGTGTTTGCTCGTATTGGTAAAGCAAGATTGCCAATTAAAGCATTGACCACGATTGATGTTCCTCAAATGTTCAACACTAAGCGTATTAGCAAAAGAGTGATTGATCGTATCAATGCTGAAATGATTATTGAGTTTGACAGGGCAATTAATCTGCAACTTAGTAAGGCTGGCAAATGAGCTGGATTAACTATGATGATGTGATCGGTACGCTAGTCAGTCATGACTTCATTGTCAGCAGTCTTGATATCGGTGTGATGAGACGTATTAAACGTAATGGCCATGGACAAAAGGGCTGGTACGTTGTGCATGAGATCACGCTGGATGATGGTCGTCATGCATTGATTGGTTCTTTTGGCTACTGGTTTGGTGGTGAGGCTTACAGTGAAAAAATTTCACCAGGTGCAGAAGTTAAGCTAAGCAAGGATCAGCTGGCCGCTATAAAAAAACAACATGCAGAAGCGCAAAAACGCGAAAAGCTAAAACGCGAGCAGGATGCAGAAAAGGCCGCAAAGATGGCTGCGATTGCCTGGCACAAATACGTGCCTGAAGGAGAAAGTAGTTATCTGAATCGAAAAGGTGTGCGCTCTCATGGGTTGAGGTTTGCACCATCTGGCAACGGTACAGTTGCGGTGCCAATGAAGGACATTAAAGGCAAAGTATGGGGGTTGCAAATCATTCGCGGAAAAGACCGCGGCACTAAGCTTGAAAAAGAATACTGGCCTAAAGGCCTTAATAAAAAATCACACTTTCATTTGTGTGGCAGCGTTTCTCTACAAACGCCAACAATATTAGTGGCTGAAGGTTATGCCACCGGCGCAAGTATTTATCAAGCGACAGAAATTCCTGTGGCAGTGGCTTTTGATGCAGGAAATCTTCAGCCAGTGGCAGAGTCGCTTCACAAAGAATATCCACGTGCACACATTTTAATTTGTGCTGACGATGATTATTTGAGTGAGGGAAATCCTGGATGTGCTGCAGCAGAGAAAGCAGCGATTGCCGTGGGTGGGGCATGGGTTAAGCCTGATTTTCCATTTGACCGTGAAGGTAAAAAACTTACTGACTTTAATGACCTTGTTAACTTTCCTAACTGCTCTGAAAGCACCATTAGAGTGCAAATAGAGGATAAGCTCCACCAGCTTGGTTGGGTTTCTGTAGTGCCGCGTGCGGCTACTACACAGCAGGGGGGTGGGGATGATGCTAGAGGTACATTAAAGCCTTTGCTTGATGTGGGTGAGGCAGTTGATCGTTACAGCTTAATCTATGGTGCGGGCGGCACGATGTACGACCACCAAGAGGCAAGCCTAATACCAAAGTCTGATGTATTAGATATTTGTGTTGATCACGCCTGGCGTGAGTGGAAGTTACACCCAATGCGTAGTGTTGTGCGCTTAAGTGAGGTTGGCTTTGATCCTACTGAGAAAGATAAAAACATCATCTGCAATTTATGGGGTGGTTGGCCTACTGAGCCCAAAGCTGGGCAATGCGGAATCTTATTAAGTTTGCTTGAGCATCTTTGCAGTGGTGAAGAGTCTGGCAATAAAGAGGTTTACGAGTGGGTTTTGAAGTGGCTTGCATATCCGCTACAAAACAAGGGCGCAAAAATGCGTACGGCACTCATTTTTCATGGTCCACAGGGTGCTGGTAAAAATCTGTTCTTTGAAGCCTATGCGCAAATTTTTGGTAAATATTCTCGCATTGTTGGCCAGGCTGAAATCGATGATAAGTTTAATGATTGGGCTTCTGGCAAGTTATTCATGATTGCTGATGAGGTTGTGGCGAGGCAAGAGCTTTTTCACATTAAAAACAAAATCAAAGCATTAATCACTGGCGACACGATCAGGATTAACCCTAAAAACGTGGCTGCTCATGATGAAAAAAACCACGTCAATATCGTATTTTTATCTAATGAAAAGCAACCGTTAGTGCTTGAGAAAGATGACAGACGTTTTGCTGTGATCTGGACACCAGAAAAACTTCACCCTAATTACTATTCTGATGTAGCTGAAGAGGTTGCGTGTGGGGGTATTGAAGCCCTGCATGATTATCTTTTGAACTTGCCACTTGGTGATTTTAACCAGCATAGCAAGCCACCGATGACTAAATCTAAGCAGGATCTGATTGATATCAATCTTGAGTCTGGCGATAGATTCTTGCAGGAATGGACCGCTAGTGAGTTGGATCTGCCTGTTTGCCCATGCTTAAGCGAGGATTTATATAAAGCATATACCGATTGGGCTAAGCGTAATGGCGTGGTTAGACCGCGTGAGTTGAATCAGTTGATAGGCAATATTGTGAAAATGAGTGGCTGGTCACGCAGTAAGCCGCGCATATATTCAAATTATCACTTTACTGGTGAGGCAAAGCAGCGTGCTGTGATTTATCCACCTGAAGATTTTATTTCAGAAAAGCAGTTAAAAAAACCTGATTCTACTGAATCTCAATGGGTAACAACTTGCGTACTTGATTTTAAAGAAGCATTGAGGCCACAAAATGATTAGAAATGTGATGGGTGTGATGGGTTATGTGACGGGGTATGTGATGGGCAAACACCGCGCCAATATTGGTTTGTTACGGGTGTTATGGGGTTTCATGTGTGCGCGTACACGTAGTGATATTAATACTAATATTTTAATAATTAACTCTCACGCACACGAGCAACACCCCATCACACCCATCACCCCCATCACACTCCTTTATACATGCGCCTTGCGGATGTTACGGGGTACATATGACCCCATCACACCCCATCACACTACTTTTACTATATGAAAGAGAAAAGTATTAAAGAAGTAGTAGATGAATTTAGATCTTCTTTTGGTGCTGTGGAGTTTAAAGCGACTAATTTTGAAACTGGTCAAGTTGGTGGAAGTAAGGGTTGGAAAGATTCCTCAATCCCTAGGTTAGAAATAAATGGTGCTGACTATCTTGCGCTAGGAGAGTTAGGGAAGCAGGTACCAGCGGATGGAGTTGTTGCTGGGTTATTAAAAATTGAATTAGGTAAAAAGTAGATGGCAGATAACACATTAAAAGAACGGGCTGATGCTGCTAAGTGTGAGGGGCTTAACTGCGCGTTTAAAACATCATGCGGTCGTTACCTTAGACCAGAGGCAGAAAACCAGGCGTGGGCTTCTTTTTACGCATTGGCTGGTGATGATTGTGATGCGTATGAAGTTATTTATATGGAAAATAAATCATGAATACAAATGTAAATAAAGTAAATATCAATCTTGCAAAGGCGTTTGGTTTGGATATTGAGAATCTTCATAAATTTAAATTAGAGGTATCACCTAACCAATTGCCAACTATTGTTGCAACTTACTTTGTTGTCGTTGATTTTAACTTGGAGCTTATAGAAAAAAAATTCAAGTTGGAAGTTGTTGATTAATGACCATCGAAACCAAAAGCCAATTTGCTAAGCGTATTCAGCGTGCGCCAAGTTATATCACTGAGCTGATTAATCATGGGCGCATTGTGCTTACTGAGGATGGTAAGCGTGTTGAGGTTGAGGCTTCAATTTCAAAAATAGAGGCCACAGCAAGCGGGGCTAAACCATCCGTGGCAGCACGCCATGAGGCAGAGCGTAAAGGTATGAAGCCTGCTCGTAAAAAACGCAAGGTGGCAGAGGTTGAAGAAGGTAGTCGTCAATATTACGAGCGCACATTGCAGCAAGTGAAAAACGACCATAAGGCACTTGAGTTTGATTTGGTGCTAGGAAAACGTTTTTTAATTGCGGATGTGCGCCGCGAAGCCCAGGCATTAGGCAACACGCTAAGGGCAAGTTTAGAGCGATTGGTTGATCAAACTGCTCCGCGTTTAGCTGTGACTAAAGACGCTGGATTGAGACATAGGATTTTAGAGGAAGAAATTAAGAAACTGAGTCGCGTAATTAAAGCAGAGTTTCCACGCGCTATGCGCAGATTGAGAAAGGGTTAATTGTGAGTGCTGCGCTAACATCAATGCCAGATTTAAAAACGCAAGAAGCTAAGCTTAATGCAACGATCGCGCTTAAGCAGTATCAGCAGGCGCAGGATGAAAGCTGCTTGTCTGGTGAGGTGGTGATGTCTGCCATGCGCGTGCGTAGTTTAATGTTGAGCATTACCAATAAAATGCAAAGCGCGTTGATGGATGCAATCGAAAATACACACGATGAAACACGCACCCACTATTTAATGACAGATTGTTTGCTGGATTTAATGCACTCATTATCTACGCAAATAGATAACACTAATACCCCACTACCTGAGTTTAACGAATATTTTAAGCGTGGTGCAAAGCCTCGCGATTTAATTACAGTAAGCCAATGGGCAGATCGTAACCGTTGGCTAGAAAGCGGTACCAACTTACCTGGACGTTGGAATACTGCCACTACACCATACCTGCGCGAAATTATGGACGACCTAAGCGAGCACAGCCCTGTGCGCAGTGTGACGTTTATTAAATCATCTGGCGTAGGTGGTACTGAGGTGATGTATAACTGGGTGGGCTACATCATGCATCATCTTCAAAATAAAGATTTGCTGTGCGTAGTGCCAACATTGGAGCTACGCGAGCGTTCACTTAACCCACGTTTAAGCAAAATGATGGAAGAAACGCCAGTGCTTAAAGAGCTGGTGAATAAATCCACACGCAATAAAGCCAATCGTGGCGACCTTTTGGAATATGGCGCACGTGCTCGCATTATCAAAGCAGGCGCAAATTCACCAGATAGTTTGCGTAGTGATCACTTGCCATACGTTGAGGCTGATGAAGTTGATGCGTTCCCTTGGGATGTTGGCGGTGAAGGCGACCCGATGACGTTGATTGAAAACCGTCAGCGCACATTTAGCCGAGCAAAAAGCTACTTTGTGAGCACCCCTACAAAAGATGAAGCCTCGCGAATTGATATTTTATATAAGCGTAGTGATATGCGCCGCTATCACGTGCCATGCCCACATTGCGGTGAATTTCAAACCCTTAAGTTTGGCGGTAAGGACTTTGCTTATGGCCTCAAATGGAAAATGTCTTTGCCTGTAGATGATGAGCCAGCTCAAGTGGAGTCTGTGCAGTATTTATGCGAGCACTGCGGTGTTTACATCGATGAAGGGCATAAAACTGAAATGCTGGCAAAAGGGCGTTGGATTGCTGAGCGTCCTAGTATCAAGCTGCATCATGGCTACCATTTAAATGCACTGTATTCCCCAGTTGGTTTAGGGATTGGCTGGCGTGCCATTGTTGAAAAGTGGCTGCAATGCCAGGGTGATAGTTCTGAGCTGAAAGCATTTATCAACACCTATTTGGGTGAAGTGTTTAAAGAGCAGGGTGATCAGCAAGATCCTACTGCACTCATCATGCGACTTGAAGTTTACGACAATCCATCTATCGCATTCAAAACTGCAGGGGTGGACGTACAAAAAGACCGGCTAGAAGTCACGATTGATGGGTGGGGTAAAGATGAGGAGAACTGGACACTTAATCATCTGGTAATCCCTGGTGATACAGCTGCACAAGATGTTTGGGATGAGTTAGACGAAGTATTGCGTGAGGCTGGCGTTCGACTGGCTGCGATTGACTCAGGCTACAACACAAGCATGGTGTATGCGTTCTGTGAAAAGCGCAAATGGTGTGTGGCGATTAAAGGGGTTGAAGGTGCTGGACGTCCGTTAATCGAAGATGAGAAAAAGCGTCGCGCCCGCTTACGTGCAAAGCGTAAGCGCGGGGTGCATGTTGAGCCCTTGGGTGTTGATCAAGGGAAGGCGCTGGTGTATTCGCGTTTAAAAATTACCACGCCTGGTCCTGGCTACATTCATTATCCGCAAGAGCCAGACTTTGATGATGAATATTTTGCGCAGCTTACCGCTGAAAAGCTAGTGACCAAGATGCGGGGCCAGCGTCCTATTTTAGAGTGGGTTAAAACACGCCCACGTAATGAGGCGATTGACTGCAAAGTTTATTCATTTGCTGCCATGCGCTTATGTGCTGTTGATTTGAGTAAGTACGTAATTCCAACTAGTGGTCAAGCTGCACCGCTTGTCTCTAGCCGAAAACCAAGACGCAGAATGATTGCAAGGAAATAGCAATGAGTGAATTTGATATAAAAAAAATAGAAGACCAGTCTCATGTTGAATCTAACGATATTGTGTTGGATATATTGCAGCGTATTTATTCTGTATTTAAAGCAGAAGGTGCGCTCACAACGGCACATTTTGAGCAAATAGAGCGTGAAGTGAGGCAAGACTGGAATGGTGAGCGCCCTTACATTGGCAAGCAATTAATGAGTGATGAATATATATCGAGCCGCCGCCGTGAGATTATCCGACTTGCTCGTGCTGGTGAAAGCTTCAGTTTTATTGGACGTAAATTTGGCATCTCTCGCCAGCGTGCCTATGCAATATTTAAGGGGTGATCTGTCAACACTTCGCCTTAAATTGTTGACGTTTTGCATGGCAAAGTGCTTGCATGCAAAATACTATTTTAAACACAGAGCCAGCAGAGTTTACGGCAGGTGATACCGTTCAATGGATTAAAACATTAAGCGATTACCCTGCAGATGACGGGTGGGTTTTAAATTATGTATTTATCAATGCGGCCAATAAATACACGGTATCAAGTACGGCTGACGGCCAGTCTCACAAAGTAAATATCACAGCTACAACTTCTTCTGGTTATGCAGCTGGTGCATATAGCACTCAGTCATTTGTTACCAAGGGTGATGAACGATACACCATTGCTAATGGCAGCATTAAAATTAATACCAATTTAGCAGGCCAGGCGGCAGGGTTTGATACTCGAAGCTCAGCAAAAAAATGTCTTGATCAGCTAAATGAAGCCTTTGCTAATTACGGCAAAAAAGCATACCTGCAGCAATACTCAATCGCGGGTCGCACCATGAGCTTTAATAGCCCAGGTGATTTCTTGGCATTCCGTTCAAAAGTTCAGCAAGAAGTAAATCGAGAAATAAGTGCCGAGCGCACAAAAAACGGCATGTCTGCCCGCAATAAATCCATGATAGGTTTCTAATGGCTAATTTAATTCAACGCATGTTTGGTGGCACGCCAGCCATAGTGCAAGAAACGCCAAAGCAAGGCAAGCAAGTTAGGCGCTTCACCGCAGCAATCGTCAATAGGTTAACTAGCGGCTGGTTTACAACTACCGATAGCATCAACCAAGAGTTACGCACAGATCTTGATAAGCTCCGCGCACGATCACGTGACCTGACCAAAAACAACGATTACGCCAAGAAGTTTATCAACATGGTGGTCGCGAACGTTGTGGGGCCAAACGGTTTTATTTTGCAATCTCGTGTGATGAGCAATGAGACTGTGGAAGATAAGCCAGCAGCAGATGCAATAGAGCGTGCATTTTATGCGTGGGCAGAAAAAGGCGTATGTGAAATTAGCGGGCGAATGAGTTTGGCTGAGCTTGAACGTGCCACTGCGCGAGCATTTGCGCGTGACGGGGAGTATTTAATCCGTAAGATTCGTGGCACAAAAGCACGTAATCGCTTTGGTTTTGCACTGCAGCTGATCGACATTGATAAGCTTGATACGCAATACAACGTTGCACCAGGTAATGGACGTAATCAAGTAGTTATGGGGATTGAGGTGGATGAATACCGACGTCCACTTTTTTATCACATTTATACCAGCCATCAAAGCGAGTCAAATCAATCAAGAATACGTGAGGCTGTGCCAGCTGAAGATATTTATCACGACTTCATTTACGAAAATCCAGAGCAAGTGCGCGGTGTGCCGTGGATGAGTGCCAGTATGCTGACGCTTCATCATTTAGGCGAGTTTGAGCAGAGCGCTTTAATCGCTGCGCGTAAAGGCGCTAACACACTAGGCTTTATTGTGTCGCCAGATGGATTGCCGCCAGTAGGAGACGGCGGTGAAGCAGATGACGCGCCAATTGACATTAGCGTACCTGGTGAGTTTGATACCTTGCCAGAAGGTTACGACTTCAAACCTTACGACACACGATACCCAGACACAATGATGGGGCCGTTTGTAAAAAACTTTTTACGCCGTGCATCCAGCGGCCTAAATGTTGCCTATAACGGACTAGCTAATGATCTTGAAGGTGTTAATTTCTCAAGCATTAGAAGTGGCGTGATTGATGAGCGTGAGCAATGGATGACAATTCAAAGTTGGTTTATTGACTCATTGCTTAAGCCAATGTTTAGAGAGTGGCTATCAATTGCGCTATTAAAAGGCGAAATAACATTATTAAATGGCTCCACATTGCCAGCTGGCAAGTTAGATAAGTTTACTGCGCATACATGGCAAGGTAGGCGTTGGCAGTGGGTTGACCCATTACGTGACATTCAAGCAAGTTTGCTTGCAGTTAAAAACTCACTGCAGTCGCCATATGTGATCGCTAACCAAATGGGCGTTGATCTTAATGATGTGATGGCAGATATCGCCCGTGCAAACAAAGAAGCTAAATCACTTGGCTTGCCTGAATTTACTAATCCAACACCTGTTGCAGAAAAGCCAAAGCTAGAGGATGAGGGCGTCAACACTTCGCCTTAATTTGTTGACGCTTTGCATGGTTTTATAGCACTTATGAAGGAGCAATTAATGAAAACAATTAAGCCAGGTACAAAAGAAGTCAGAAGCTTTTTATTTAATCGTGAAGCGATTAATGAAGAGTCAAGAACGGTTGAGTTGGCGTTTTCATCTGAAACACCTTATGAGCGTTGGTGGGGAATTGAAATCCTTAGCCACGAAGAAAAAAGTATTCGCCTTGACCGCTTGAAAGATGGCGGCCCATTTTTAATGGATCACGATAGTCGTGACCATATTGGGGTAGTTGAATCTGTGCAGATCGGTACAGACCGAGTAGGTCGTGCTGTGGTGCGTTTTGGGAAAAGTGCGCGTGCAGAAGAGGTTTTTCAAGACGTAAAAGACGGCATTCGTCGCAGCGTAAGTGTTGGATACATGATTCATAAAGCAGTGTTAACTGAAGAATCACGCGATCAAGAAACCTACACCGTGACGGACTGGGAGCCATACGAAATTTCTCTCGTTTCAGTGCCAGCAGATGCAACAGTCGGTGTCGGCAGAAGTGCTGATACTCCAAACCCAATTATCGAAATTAAAAATTCCCCTATGGAGAAAAGCATGGACAAAGTAGAAACCAAACCAGAAGTTGACGTAAAAGTGATTGAAGAGCGTGGCGCAAAAGGTGCTATGTCAACAGTTAACGAAATTCTAGCGATTGGTACGCAATACAAATGCGCTGATTTAGCTGCACAAGCTATTCAGGATGGTAAAAGCGTAAAAGAGTTTACATCGATCGTTTTAGAGCGCATGGCTAACAAGCCAGTAGATAGCGCAACGATTGGTATGACCAAAAAAGAAGCTGGGAACTTTAGCTTTTTACGTGCCTTAAACGCATTAGCAAACCCTGCTGATCGTAAAGCACAAGAGGCTGCAAAGTTTGAGCGTGAAGCATCTGATGCTTTTGCACAAAAACACGGTAAATCTGCACAAGGTTTCTTTGTGCCAATCGAAGTGCAGGCGCGTGATTTGAATGTCACGACAGCAACAGCCGGTGGTAACACGGTAGCTACTGATTTATTGTCAGGTTCTTTTATTGATCTGCTACGCAACAAGATTTTAGTGCAACGTATGGGTGCTCAAATGCTGACTGGCTTAACTGGCCAGATTGCTATCCCACGTCAAACAGGTGGTGCAACTGCATATTGGGTTGCTGAATCAGGCGCACCAGCAGAATCACAACAAGCATTTGACCAAGTGACAATGTCACCTAAAACATTAGGTGCATTTACTGACATTAGCCGTAAGTTGTTATTGCAATCAAGCATGGATGTTGAAAGCTTCGTTCGTAACGACTTGTCTCGCGTAGTTGCTTTGGCAATTGACTTAGCAGCAATCAGCGGCACTGGTGCTGATAATCAGCCACGCGGTATTTTAAACACTAGCGGCATCGGCTCTGTAGTAGGTGGTACTGATGGTTTAGCCCCTACATGGGCGCATATCGTTGAGTTGTGGAGCGATATTGCTACTGCAAATGCTGACTTTGGCAGCATGGGCATTATGACCAACGCTAAAGTGATTGGTAAGTTAATGACCACACTTAAATCATCTGGTGTTTCTGGCTACATTGTCGAGAATTTCCCTGATGCTCAAGGCTTAACGTCAATTGGCGGTATGCGTGGTGGTGTTTCTAATCAAGTGCCAGCCAACTTAACTAAAGGCTCATCATCAGGTGTTGCCTCAGCCATCATTGCAGGTAACTGGAATGACTTAATTATCGGTCAATGGGGTTCATTAGATTTGATGGTTGATCCATACACAGGCTCAACATCTGGCACTGTTCGCGTTGTTGCCTTACAAGATGTTGATATTGCGGTACGTCATGCTGAGAGCTTCTCAGCAATGAAAGACGCATTAACCGCTTAACCACTCAGCAGCAGTTAGGTGAAATATAAATTTTTCCTAACTGCTTTATGGAGAATCCACAATGTTCATTATTCCAAAACGCACCATGCAACTAGATGATCGACAAGTAGTTGCTGGTAAGAAAGAGAAAGTTTCAGAATCAGAAGGCAAGCTGGCGATTAAGCATGGCTGGGCTGTAGAAGTTAAGTTAACTAAAGCTGAAGAGAAAGCTGCAGCAGAATCTGAAAAAGGCAAAGAAGGCAGTAATTAATGGCAATGACTGAGGATATAAGTGATTTATTTGATGACAACGAGTTTTCTGTTGTTGCGCTTTGGAAAGGCACTACCTCAGTCAATGTTATTTACGACCACGAATACACCGAGCAGTTTGGTGCAGCTGGAAGTAACCCTTTTATTACAGCAAATGCTAGTGATTTTATTGGAGTAGAAAAAGGGCAAGCTTTAGTAATTGAAGCTACAAATTACAAAGTTAAAACTTTTGAACCAGACGGCACAGGTATTTTACGTATTGAGTTGTTGAAAGTATAAATTGGCAGATCACGTTAGAGCTCAAATCAGGCACGCCATTGTTGCAACCTTAACTGGATTAACAACCACAGGCGCTAACGTGTTTCAGTCAAAAATATCAGCACTGCAAGAAAACGAGCTGCCTGCATTAGTGGTTTCTACCAATAAAGAAGTGATTGAGGCAATCACTATTAATTCCAACCCAATACTTGAACGTGAGTTGGTGGCAATTGTGAATGTAGTAGCTAAAGCTGTGGATGGTTTGGATGATGAAATAGACCAAATTATCAAAGAGGTTGAGCAAGCAATTAACCAATCAGAAGAAGTGAATACTTTGAGCGGTTTGGTTAAAAGCATGGTACTCACTGATATTGAGACTGATGGAAACTCAGAAGCTGAAACACCTACAGGGCAGGCGACATTATCTTTCAAAGTAGAGTATTACACACAGGCAAGTGTGCCTGATGTTTCAATTTAATTAGGGGCTAATCAAATGGCACAAGCAAAAAAATGGAGTAATGTGCAGATCGCAATGCAATCTGCATTGGCAGATGCAATCATTATTACAGCAATTACGAAGGAATCGCCTGGTGAGGTCACATCGGTGGCTCATGGCCTTTCAAATGGTGATTTGTTGTACTTAGATGTACAGGGCATGCGTCAGGTTAACGACCGCGTGGTCCGTGTAGCAAATAAAACCAATGATACTTTTGAGTTAGAAGGTATTGATACGACGGCATTTGACACATTCTCTTCTGGTACTGCTCAGAAAATCACTTTTGGTACAACCATTTCTACTGCTACAAGTATTAGTTCTAGTGGCGGTAGCTTTGATTTTATCGATACCACTACTATTCACGATAACAGCCGTACGCAAATGCCTGGCTTGCCCGCTGCATCAACTTTTACATTTGACAACATTTGGGATGTTTCAGATGCTGGATTATTGGCAATGAAAACGGCTTCAGATGCTCAAGCTAAGCGTGCATTTAAATTCACATTTGGTGCTGGCGGCCAGGTGATGTTGTTTGTTGGTTATGTGGGTGCGAACTTGTTGCCAGGTGGTCAGGCACAAGGCTTAGTGACAACGCCTACGACCATCACCATGAACGGCACTCCTAGCTACTACGCAAGTTAATCAACATGAGTTTAGTTGAAAAAATAAAAAAAGCACGAGAATCAATAGTGGAGGTGGATGGTAAGCGATTTACCATCCGACGCCCCACTGAAGCTGAGCAAGTGCAGATGTTAGCAGAAAGAGCTTCGCGCCTTGATCTTGTTCGCAGATTTGTTGTTGGCTGGAATTTGCAGGAGATAGATTTAATCCCTGGCGGTGATGCTGTTGACGCTAAATTTGAGCCTGATCTTTGGGCAGCGTATGTAGATGATCATGCCGAATTGTGGTCACCCATTAATGATGCAATTAAGGCTTCTATTGCTGAGCACAACCTGAAAGTAGAGCGTGCTGAAAAAAAATAACAGATTGGCTTGATTCGGCAGACCTGCCGATCAAGTCTGATTTGCTGCCAGATGAAAGCGTGGTTTTAGCAATAAAGGCATGGAACATGATGGGTGGGAAATTGGACTGGACCGCCCTTGAGATCGTGGCAGAAATAATTGGCATAACCGACATAGAGCAGCTACTTGCTCAATTTGAGAAAATTAAAAACCATGGCGAGAAATGAAACTAAGATTGAAATTACGGCAGAGGATAAAACCGCTCCCGCTTTCACATCTTTGAGTAACCGTCTGTTGGGTGTTGAGCAAGGTTTTGGCAAGATTACTGGTTTAATTGGTGGACTTTCTGCGGCTACTGCGGTTGGTTTTCTTGCGCAGTCTGTTAGGTCTGCTGCAGACTTTTCTGATGAGATGGGTGACCTGTCTCAAACGCTTGGTACTACTACTGAAAAATTATCTGCGCTTAAATACGCGGCTGATATTGAGGGCGTGTTCGAGCCATTGCAAGCTGGGTTGGGTAAGCTAGCTAAAGTTTCAGAAGATTTTAGAGATGGATCTGTTGGTGCAATTGAATCATTTGGTAAGCTAAAAATAGACCCAACAAATTTTACAGACACTGCAGAGTTATTTACTGTTGTGGCTGATAAATTATCAAAAATGGAAGATGGCGCCAGAAAAACTGCTATCGCACAAGAGTTGCTAGGTAAGTCTGGTGCTCAACTTTTGCCGCTTATTAATCAGGGTGCTGATGGATTAAGAAAATCTTCAGATGAAGCTGAGAGATTTGGGTTAATTGTTTCTAATGACGTTGCTGAGGCGGCTGGAAAATTTAACGACAATATCACCAAGATTACTCAGGCTGCATCAGGTTTGAAAATAGAACTTGGTAATACACTATTACCGGCACTTGCCGATTTAACTCAAGGGTTTTTGGATCTAACGCAAGCCTCAGATGGATTTTATGCGGGCTTCTTAGCTGCCTTTGAAAACAAATCAGGCGCACAAGGTGTTGCTGATGCAGAGCAAAGATTGGCTAAGCTCGTTAAAACTCGCGATGCATTTAATAATGCTGGATCTGTTTCAAGATTTTTTAATGCAGACGACATCGCAATTCTAAATACTCAGATCGAGGTTGCGCAAAAAGAACTTAACACTTACTCAAAGCTTGCTGATATTGAAAGGGCAAGGGCAGAAAACGAGACGAAGACTAGAAACAAGCCAAAGACATCATTTGAGCCATCTCCAGTAGATAAAAAAGATAAAACATCAAAATCATCTGGTAAATCTGATGCTGAAAAATACACTGAGGATATGGCTAAGCTTATTAAATCTTTTGATGACGCTGTGAAGCCAACTCAAACTGTTTCAGAGAAGCTTCAGGAGCAACTTGATGCTTACACGCAACTATCACCTGTAGTAAGAAGTTATGCAGAAAGCTTGATTGCGCAATCAAAGGCTCAAGAAGATGCTATTACATCATCAGATGCACTTAATGCTTCAATTGAGCGTAACAATGAAATGATGGCTGAGTTACAAGAATCTGATGATGCTACCCAATCATTCTATAACGCTAATTCTGAAACCTACAATGCTATTTTGCGTGAGACAGAAGATCTCAATGCTTCATTAATTGAAAATGATAAAGAGCGTGCGCGTAAACAGCTTGAAATTGAAAATAGGCGCCGTTTAGAACGTATCGATCTAATGGATGGTGAGGCTGATCAGATTGCCATAATCAAAGAGGCTGAACTTGAAAGACAAAGTGCTGCTTTTAAGGCGCTTGAAAAACAGACATCTCAAAGTTCAAATATTGGTAGAGATTTAGGCTTAACGTTTAGCTCTGCATTTGAAGATTCTATCGTTAAAGGTAATGAGCTACGTGATGTTGTTGATGGGTTAGGTGAAGACCTTATCCGTATTTTTACGCGTAAAAAAGTGACTGAGCCATTTGCTGAAGCTTTTGATGGATTTAGCAGTGGGATTAGTGACTGGTTTAAAAGCATTATTCCTAATGCTAATGGTGGTGTTTACAACAGTCCAAGTTTATCTGCCTTTTCTGGCAGCGTAGTGAGTAGCCCAACGATGTTTGCATTTGCAAATGGTGCTGGCTTGATGGGTGAAGCTGGTGCTGAGGGTATTTTTCCGCTTAAACGCGGTAAAGACGGCAAGCTTGGTGTGCAAGCAAGTGGTGCTGGTGCTGGCAATGTTGAGTACAACGTTCAAGTAAGTGTTGATGCTAGTGGTAGCAACGTTCAAGGTAATAGCGATAAAGGTAATGATCTTGGCCGCCAGATAGCCAGTGCAGTTCGTTCTGTATTGATTAATGAAAAACGTCAAGGCGGGCTGTTGGCATGAGTGATTTTAACTTTCAGCCCTCATATGAAGCCGTGATTGATAATACCCCGCGTGTTAAAACTGTGAGCTTTGGTGATGGTTACGAGCAGCGTGTAGCTGATGGTATTAATATCACTAAGGATATGTGGTCAGTTGTATTTCAAAGGCCAGTTGCTGAAATTGATGTGATTGAAAGTTTCTTTAAAGCAAAGAGCGGGGTGGATTCATTCACCTGGACTCCATCTGGCAGAAGTGAAATCAAGGTTCTTTGCCGTAATTGGTCGCGTCGAATTATCGCACCTAACGTTGGTGTGATCTCTACCAAGTTTGAGCAGGTGTTTGAATGATTACTGCTGACATCCAAAAAGCAAATGCAGGTGTTTTGCTTGAGCTGTTTGAGCTTGATCTTAATACCATTGGCATTGATGAACATTATTACTTCCATAATGGTGTTAATGATCTTCTTGGCAATGTTGTGTTTAATGCTATCACCTACACCAGATTGCCGATTGATGCGGATGGCTTTGAGCGTAATGGCAATGGTAAGCAGGCTAGGCCAACGTTGCGTATTGCCAACGTGGATGGATTGATTGGTGGGCTGTCTCGTGAAAACGATGATCTGGTGCGCGTTAAATTCATACGCCGTCGTACCTTCTTAAAATATCTTGATGCGGTTAACTTTGAGGGTGGTGTAAACCCTAGTGCAGACCCTAATGCTGCATTGGATGAAGAGGTATATTTCATCGACCGTAAAGCCAATGAAAATAAAGTAATGGTGGAGTGGGAGCTCGCCAGCGCTTTAGATCTTGAAGGCGCTATGTTGCCACGCCGCCAATGTATTCAAAACGTTTGTACCTGGGCTTATCGCTCAGCTGAGTGTAGTTATGCCGGTGATGCTGTGGCAGATAAAAGCGATAGTCCTACAGCTGATTTGTCGCTTGACGATTGCGGTAAAAGATTGCGCTCATGCCGTTTACGTTTTGGTAACAATCCACTGCCTTATGGCGGGTTTCCTGCGATTAAGTTGATTAGATAACCATGACGATTGCAGACCATATTTTAGAGGCAGTAAAAGCACACGTAGCAAGCTCACCAAGGCGTGAAGTTTGTGGCTTGGTGGTAAGTCATCGCCGTAAGCAATTGTACTTACCATGCACCAACGTTGCGCCTCGTGATATTGATTTTGCGATTGATCCTGCTGAGTATGCAGATGCTTGCGACAAGTACAAGGTTGTTTGTGTGGTGCATTCCCATATCAATGTTAACCCTGCGCCTAGCCAGGCTGATTTGATTGAGATTGAGCGCCACCAGCTGCCATATTTAATTATGAATTACCCATTGCATACCTGGACGTACACAGAGCCTAGCGGCTATGTTGCGCCTTATGTTGGCCGTAATTTTGTGCACGGCATTACCGATTGCTATGCAATCTGGCGTGACTACTACAAGCGTGAGCTTGGCATTGAAATGATTGATTACCCACGCGATGTGGAATGGTGGAATAAGGGCGACAACCTTTACCTGGACAATTATAAATCGGCTGGATTTGTTGAAGTGGATAGTCCGCAGCTGCACGACATTATTTTGATGCAAGTAGTGAGCCCTGTTCCAAATCATTGCGCCGTTTATGTTGCTGATAACGTTATTTTGCATCACGTGATGGGCAAGGCCTCAAGCCGTGATGTGTATGGCGGCTATTGGAGAAAAATCACTTCAAAAATATTGAGGCATCAATCTCTATGCTAACAGTGATTCTTTACGGATTTTTAGCCGATAGATACGGAAAAGTGCATCAACTGAATGCTAGAACACCAGCTGAGGTGATTCGTGCTTTCTGCGCCAATTATGCTGATTTTAAAGATGCCATTATTCAGGATGGGCAAGCTTATTACAAAGTATTAGCCGGTGGTGATAACCGTTCTAATCAAGAGAAGCTGCACGTTGGAACATCTAAGACAATTAAGATCGTGCCTATCGTGTCTGGCAGTGGTGGTTTAGGTAAGGCTTTGCTGGGGGCTGCATTGATTGGTGCATCTTTCTACTTGCCTGGTACTACTTACTTAAGCACCATGAGCTCATTCTCATATAGTTTGTCTGGCATTGCTTCAGGGATTGGCTTCTCTTTATTGCTTGGTGGTGTTTCTCAAATGTTGTTTGCACCGCCAAAGGCACAAAAGAATGCCGGTGAGCGTGCGGAAAATATCCCTAATACTTCATTTTCAGGTGCTGTGAATGTGACTGGCCAAGGTAACCCTGTGCCCGTTTGCTATGGCAAGATGGGTGTTGGCTCTCAAGTTGTTTCTGTTGGATTTAGCGTGGCGCAACTATGAGTGAGCTGATTAAAGGACATGGCGGGGGTGGTGGTAAGGGTGGCGGCGGCAGCGGAAGGGTTGCTGTTGAGGCCCCGGATACGCTTAGATCTATTCAGTATGCGAATATCATTGATGTGATCAGTGAGGGTGAAATTGAAGGCTTGGTGGATGGATTAAAATCAATCTATCTTGATGACACCCCGCTACAAAACGCTGACGGTTCATTTAACTTTACTGGTGTAACTGTATCAACACGCAATGGCGCTCAATCGCAAGAGTATATTTCTGGCTTCTCTGCAGCAGAGTCTGAGGGGCCTGTTGGCGTACAGATTAAGCAGGCCTCAAGTGTTGTTCGTTCAATCACTAATTCCAATAATACAGCTGTGCGTGTCACGCTTTCTGTGCCTCAGTTAAGCCAGCAAGATACAACTAATGGCGATATTAACGGTACCTCAGTTGAGATTGCTATTGATGTGCAAACTGATGGTGGTGGTTTTGTGGCCCAGCCTTTACGCAAAACATTTCAATCTGGCAGTTTTGCATATGGATCTGACTTTGTTAGTAATGGTGTTGTATCTGATAAGTTTAATATCACGGTTAACTGGGTTGGTCAGCTTATTGGAGGAAATCAAAGTTTATCTTTAGCGCTTCAATATAGAGTAGTTGGTGCTATTGATTGGATTACCCACGAAAATTATTCATTCTCTGGTAATGGATCAGCCGACGTTGTTAACGGAAATTATAGTCCTGGCTCATTTACCTCTCCAACTGGTTCCCGTACTTTTTCACTCACTTTAGCAAGTGGTTTATATCAGTTTAGAGCGCTTAAAACAGGTGGTAGTGCAATAGCATATAGATACCAACAGTTTGACCCTTACGTTGTTTCTGGTATGGCCTATGGTGGCTCAGTCTCTATAGGTTACGCAGAGTTATACGCTCCTGCTTACACGGACACGATATCAGGTAAAACAACCTCTAAATACCAGCGCGCTTATTACGTGCCATTGCCAGAAGGTGATGAGTGGGATGTTCGTGTACGTAGGATCACACCGGACAGCACAACGATTGCGCTTCAAAACAATACGATGTGGGATAGCTATACTGAAATTATTGATGCCAAGCTGACTTATCCAAACACGGCATTAGTGGCCTTGCAGATTGACTCTAGTCAGTTCAATAGTATTCCAGTGCGTCGATATGAAATTAGAGGCATTAAAGTTAAGGTGCCATCTAACTATAGCCCATTGACCCGTGAATATACCGGCACTTGGGATGGTACATTTACGGTAGCCTGGACGGATAACCCTGCATGGATCTTCTACGATATTGCCACCAATAATCGTTATGGCCTTGGTGATTTAATTGGCGAAGGCATGATTGATAAATGGGGTTTGTACTCCATTGGTAAGTATTGTGATGAGTTTGTTGATGATGGTTTTGGTGGCTCAGAGCCTCGTTTTACATGTAATCTTTATTTGCAAACGCGAGAGCAAGCGTACCAGGTGCTTTCTAATATTGCTTCTATATTCAGAGCAATGGTGTATTGGGCTTCTGGTTCCGTGTATGTATCTCAAGATGCGCCACAGGATGTGTCTCAGATTTTTAGCCCTGCTAATGTGGTGGATGGTGTATTTAACTATTCAGGTTCAAGTGTAAAAGTCCGTCACACTGTTGTATTAGTAACTTGGATTGATCCACTAGACAACTATTTACCAAAAATTGAGTATGTGTCTGATAACGATGCAATCTCACGTTTTGGTGTGGTGCAAACTGAGATTGTGGCAGCCGGCTGCACCTCGCGTGGGCAGGCGCACCGCTTGGGTAAAATGTTGCTAACTACCGAGCAAGAAGAGGTTGAAACGGTATCGTTTAAAGCTGGCTTAGATTCAGTCTTTATTCAATCAGGTAGTTTGATTCAAACCACAGATCCAGTGCGTGCAGGTAAGCGGATGGGGGGGCGTTTGGTTGCTGCAAGCGCAAGCCAAGTGACTATTGATGCCGCCATTACTATTGAAGCTGGCAAGACTTACCAAATTTCATGCTGCTTAGCTAATGGCGAGATTGAAACTAAGGCAATTACTAATGCAGCTGGTTCGCATACCGTGATTGATTTGGAGAGTGACTTTAGTAGCGCCCCACAAAATTATTCTATGTGGGTAGTGGCTGCTAGTGATTTGGTGCCTGAAACATGGCGCGTGGTTTCTATTGCCGAGGTAGATAAAACGCAGCTTGAGATTGTTGCGCTGGCTTACCGGGCTGATAAGTATGCTGCGGTAGAGCAGGGGTTAGTTTTAGAGCCATTGCAAACAAGTGCTATTAATGCTGGACAGCCAGCTACACCATCTAATTTAAATGTAGTGGAATCTTTATACCTGGTCGGTTTAAGTGTGATTGGGGTGAATGCTACGGTGAGTTGGGATCTGGTGCCTGCAGCATCTACCTATGTGCTGACATACCAGCTGTCTAATCAGAACCCTATCACGATTGATAACATCCGTACTAATAGCATAGACATTAAGCCTCTTGTAGAAGGTGATTACACCTTTACCGTTTATGCCGTAAATAATCTAGGGCGTCGCTCTCAGGGTAGCCAAACAGTTGCCACTATCTATGGGAAAACTACACCGCCAGTTAATGTTAATTCTTTCAGCATTATTAAGAGCTCTGGTTTAGCACTTGCCTCTTGGTCATTACATGCGGATTTAGATGTTCAAGTGGGTGGCAATATCGTGATTAGGCATAGCCCATTAGTATCAGGTGCGACTTGGGTTGATGGTGTAATTCTTGAAGCTTTCTCAGGAAATGCAGTAAGCGGGCTATTGCCATTGATGACAGGCACTTATATGGCTAAGGCCGTTGACTCAACTGGTAATTGGTCTGAAAACGAAGTTTCATTTATAGCAACAGAGGGGATGGTCACAGGCTTTTCTACAGTGGCCACATCAACACAGCACCCTTCATTCGGCGGCACAAAAACGGATGTTTCACTGGTTGCAAACTCAATTCAATTATCAGCAGCTACGCTAATCGACGACATCTTAACCAATGTTGATGATTTGGGTTTGATAGATTTTGTGGGCGGCATTATGGCTGATGGGTCGTATGAATTTAATGCGATTATGGATCTGGCCTCAGTTGCAACTTATAGGTTTGAGTCTGCGATAACTGCATTCAGTT